GGCTTCACTTCTATGATAGCAGTCTTGAACTTTCCGTCAGCCGTCTTCATGTAGACCGTAAAGTCAGTGAAGTACCTGTGATAGCGATTGTCGATCGGCGACTTATAAGGAATGACCGTCTCTTCGCTCTGCCACCAGATCACGTTAGGATCCGTATCAAACCTGCCCATGACTATCAGTTCCCATCTCGATCTATAAATAATGTTGGTCGGATCACCACGATACTTTTGCGGATTCTTGGGCTTAAAGAAGCCCTTGTATGTGTTCATGTTTCTGCACGATCTATAAATAACTTACAAAGTATTTATAAGGGATTCTAATGGCCGACGCCACGCTACCCACACCAGTAACCACTATCTCACAGAACGATATATCTGCACAAAACGGTATAACACCCGTTTCTCAGAGCATGTCTTTTCCAGATGGATTGAGTACTCAAGACTTCTGGATCTCGATGAGTTTCTTCGAGTATCAGAGACCTACTTTCGCTGGTAATCCTATCTTGACACAGTCTGGTGGAACTGGTACTATTCGTTTACCATTGCCTAATCAGATGATCGATAGTCAACGCGTCACTTATGGCGAAGAGAGTCTAAGCGCAGCGATCGGTGCTGGTATCAATCAATATTCTGGCGGTAGAGCGGGAACAGCAGATCTTTCTTCTCTTGCTGCTACTGCAGGCGCAGCGAGTTTTGGTGCATTAACTGGCGGTGCTGCAAATCTAGCAAATTTTGCAGGCGGACCAAATGCTGCAGCAGCAGTAGGTCAACTAGCTGGTGTAGCACTAAATCCCTGGTTGACAGTCATGTTCAAGAGTCCAGCTTATCGCCAATACAGTATGACTTGGAGACTCTCTGCGACTAATCCAGGGGAATCTGCAACGATCAACAACATCATCAACACTATCAAGTTTAACATGCTTCCCGATTCGTCTGATGCTATAGGCGGTACACTATTGACTTATCCTAACATCGTTCAAATCACAGCGAGTCAGGCTTCGACAGGTTTTTGGAACTATCTGTTCAAACCAGCAGTCATCGAAAACTTTTCTGTCAACTATGCACCGTCTGGTCAACCGTCTTTCTTTAATAATACTAACGCTCCTACTGACGTTGAGATTACTATTCAGTTTCATGAAATCGAGTTCTTCTTACAGAGAGACTACGGAAATCAGCAGAACGGTGGATTGGCTGCTATCGGTGTTGTTAATGGAATATCTAATGCTTTAACTGGTATTGGCAATAATTTGCAACAGCAGTATACTAATCCTCCAACTATAACTACTACGACAGACACTCTCGGATAAAATTCATGGCCGGTCAAACATACTTCGCTAATTTTAATCAAATTCAGTATTCGAATAATACAATCGTCGATATTACTGAACGTGTCGTCGATTTGAAGAATATGTTGAATAATCCATACATCTACTATCCAGTCGACATCTCTCAGGGTGTTAGACCAGATATGCTTGCATATACAAACTATTCTGATCCCTACACTAGCTGGTTGATATATCTTTCAAATAACATCATTGATCCATACTATGATTGGTATCTTACCAACAGAGAGTTTAATAACTACATCAAAGACAAATACGGTTCTGTACAATCAGCGATGTTAAAAGTATCTTACTACATCAATAACTATGTAGATCAGCCGACTATTCAAATCGCAGACTTTAATGCTCTCACTCCTCTACAGAAGACTTACTACGAACCCAACTACTACGGTAGTAACTTTATCGTAGACTATAGCAGAAGAAAAGAAGACTGGAAAGCTTCGACTAATTTTATTCTTTCGATAGGATATACTGGCAATTCTGCTTTTATTCCAGACGAAGTAGTCAACATATCTTATATTTCTGGATCGAGCGGAAGAGCACAAGTAGTGCAGTCAAACTCTTCTGTCTGTATCGTTCAACACATCTATGGTGACGCTTATCCTGCACCAAACAATCCTAATACTGCTATCGTCATCGGTGGTTCGAGCTACATGTACGGCACTGAATCAGGATCGAACGTAACTATTACTAGTTGTTCTTTTGTGGCAAATAATATCCCAGCAGATGTCCAAGCATACTATACGCCAATAACATATTATAACACAGAAGTCGAAAAAAATGAAGGTAATAAAATAGTCAATATGCTTCAGCCGACTTATGTTCCTGGTTTTATCAAAAACTTTAAAGATTTGATTGGTGCTTAATGGCTAGTTATAATCCCGGTGACATCTTTATCGATGCAGTTACTATCAACTCACCAAGAACTTCTGGTGTAAATCTTGCAAGAAACTTTTTGCAAGCTGACGTGACCGAGACTATCTTTACTCCGGGTTGCATAGCTCAGATCAAAGTAGTCGATATGGACAACTATCTCGGACAGCTAAAGATCACGGGCGACGAGTCAGTAACTTTTACTATTCGTAAGCCTAACGGTGGAACTGCAAACTATCAGATGCATTTGAATAGAGTCATCGAAGGTGAAATACTTGCTTCTATGAAAGCTAAGACATACACTCTCGATTGTATATCTCGTGAAGTCTTACACGGTCAGACTAAACAAGTTCAGAAAGCATATAATAAACCGATTCATTCGATCGTCGAAGATATTTTTGGTATGTTGGGTAGTTCTTTACCAATCAATACGAAACCTACAAAGGGCAATCGTAATATCAAGATCCCTAATAAACCCTTATTTCATGCTATCGAAGATCTTCGTAAGCAAGCAGTATCACAGAATAGTTTATCTTCTAACTATATGTTTTGGCAGACACACAGCGGATTCAATTTCATGTCGATCGAAGATATGTTTTCTGGTGGGGACGTAAAGACTTTTAAACAAGAAAATACTGTCGGTCATTCTATGTTCAGTGATGTAGATACAAACATACTTGCATGGAATTTAAAACAGAGTATGGATGCTATCAATCGTATTCATGCTGGTGCACTAAAACAACGTGTAGCTACGTTTGATACTCATACTAATACGTTTAAGTGGAAAGATATAGTGCCAGATCTTTCTAAGTTCAATAATCTTGGTAAGGGTCTATTGATTACTTCGGCGTTTATAAATCTATTTTCACAGGGTAACAGCAATAGAACTGTGTTTAGATATGTCAATCATAATAAAGATTTGAATATCGATCCTACTCATGTACCAGATACTATTCCACATAAGATGGCAAATCTTGCGCAGATGCAAGAACAATTGCTTCACATGACTGTTATTGGTGACACAGTACTTGAAGCAGGTAAAACTATATACAATAACATTCCAGAAGTGACTTCAGTGTCCGGTAACATGAATCCAGATCCACAAGCACATGGTAGATGGTTAATTTCTAAAGTACAACATGAAATCAGATCAGCAGAAGTAAGACCTCGTTGGGTCTCACATCTAGAGTGTCTGAAAGGAGCTTATGAGGACAGCGTATGACAGAACAAGCAGGTGCATCTAATATATGGGTAGGCGAAGTACGAGACATTCGTGATCCTAATGAAGGTGGAAAAGTAAAGATCATCATTCACGGCATTCATAACGTTGGTCCAGATCCTATTCCAGACGATGATCTACCGTGGGCACACTGTGTCATGAACAATTCTCCATCGCTTAACAAGATGGGTGATTCTGTACAGTATGTTGCTGGTTCGACCGTTATTGGTCTGACAGTCGACGGTCCTGATAATAGTCAGATTCATTATGTATTGGGTAGCGTACACAGAGGACAGCTTCCGCTGAGTGGTGACTAATGGCAACTGGTGCACAATCGACAGATTTAGAAGATCCAAACAAGACCGCTGCACGTGAAGGCTCTTCACATCCCGTGACTGGTAAAAATAATCCCGGTCACGTCGATGCGCCCTTACCCAGTAGCACTCTTCCGATCTTTGTCACTAGTGGGACTAATTATGGTCGCATAGCATCTTATGGTAATGAAAAAGATTCTAAGATTAAAGATCCGAATGCTAATGCACAAGACAAAGTAAAAGCAAAATTAAAACAAGATAACTCGGGTGCGCATACTGATCCGAGCAATCCGACTGCTGCATCTCAAGATAAAGGTAAAAATATCCACGATGCTTTGATGGCTGCTGATCCACAACAAGCTGCAGCTGTATTGAAGAAAGCTCTTCAAGCTATGATCATGTTGAAGCAGATGGATAAGTTGACATCACCTGCAGGTATCTTAGCGATGGCGACCGGTGGTTTAGGTGGAGCACTTAGTGGCGTTGCAGGTGCAGTCGGTCTCGGTGGTTTACAAAACGCTTTAAACGGTGCGATGGGAGGTATTGCAGCTGGTGGATTATTAGCAGCTTCAGCACAAAATGCTTTACAATCTGGCATGATGGGTATGTTAAACGGTGTTGCAGCTGGTGCTCTACATCCCGCTGAAATTGCAAAAGCAGTAGATACGGCAACTACAGTAGCTCATGCTATGTCAGCTATTACTACGGGTAGTCCTTACGCTGTCGATGCTGTTGCTCAATTTGGTGGACCTGCATTTGGTCTAACACCCGGTTCATTAGCGGCAAAAATATCTTTACTTGGTCCAGGCGGACAGTTGCAGACAATATCGACTGTGAACGGCGTTCGTGTGACGACGACTATATATACTTCTACTAATCCTACAGCGCTTCATAGTATGCCCGTTCTTAATAGCATCGAACATGTTGCTATAGGTGCTGCAGCTATCAGTGATATCGCTGGTGGATTGAGTGATGCATTGGGTGTGAATAATCCTATTGGTTCTGCACTTGGAACTGCTGCTGATGCATTGGGTGCTGCGAGCGATGCAGCTTCGATCGTAGCTGGAGCAGCACGTGTCAGCAGTCTAGTTAATAACGTGATGGGACAAGGATTAGGTTCTATTTCGACTGCTACTAATATTGCAGCAGGAGCATTGGGTGCTACTGGTTTAGCTAACATAGTAAATGGTGGCATCGGTAATATAGTATCTGGCGGTCTTACTAAGATTTTAGGTGTAGATACATCAGGACTTCTTGGTGCAGTCGGTACTTTATTACCTAATATGGCAGGCAATATCAACGGTGTACTAAACTCGCATCTTCCAAAGACTACATTAAATTCGGGTGCTATCAATGCTATGGCACAAGAACAAACAAAAGTTTTAGCTTTGACTAAAGCAGCATCTGGCGCAGCTAAAAACATATTTGGACAAGCACAAGCTGAAGCGATAGCTGACTTAGCTGGAAAAGCTGCCGGTTTAGCAGCACAAGTTGGTTCATTCAGAGCAGTAACACCTTTTGGTGACGTAGTACATTCGATCGCTGCTGGTGTAGCTGTCGCTGAAGTCGCTGGTTCAGCTATCGGTTCTATATCACAGGGTATTGGTTCAATATTAAAGGGTTAATATGAAGAATCCATCAAATGATAGATTAGCAGATCATCCATCGGCACCGAGTCAGTACGGTGCACACGTCAGTACTAAAGTCGATGGTAGCTATGAGAAACATTCTATAGATCCTAATAATAGACATCGTATATTCGGTTTCTTTACAGCTCTTGGTAACTTCGTGTCTCATCTTATCGAAGGAGACGGACACGTCAATCATGGAACTGAAGCTGGTCATAAAGAATTTTCGGGAAGTAAGACTTCAACTACGACAGGTCATCGTGACACTGGCACAGGTGGTGGCGAATCAAATAATACAAAAAATGGTGGTCAGTCTCAGAACGGTACAGACACGTCTCATGCAGGTGATGGTAACCATCATGACTCTAAATCCGGATCACATAAGCAATATACTAAGGGTGGTGACGGTCACCATTCTATGGCAGGTGATCAGTCTTTTGTGGTCGAAGAAGGCGGTATTCATTACAATGTAGCTTCAAACTATACTATCACCGCTCAAAAGTCTATTCAGTTAGACTCTACTGGCGAACAGTCATACCATGTTGGAGGCAGTTGGGGTGTCACAGCACTAAACGGTACTATGTCACAGATCGCTTCAGGCACCATAAATATATCTTCGGATACGAGTATTACTTTAGCATGTGGTTCTTCGTCAATTACAATAACACCAGATAGCATTACTATACAAGCAAGTGCTATTAACTTTAAAAAGTCTTAAAATGGCAATAGCACATAGACAAGATGATTCTAGAGCGTGTGGTGCAACGACGATAGTAACTGGTCAAGATTTTGTCAAAGTAGACGGTAAATTATGGTCAGTCAACGGTGATCCCAATACTGACGGTGGTGGCGGTCTAATAACATCGCATGGATGGTTGACTATTGGTGGCAAAGGTATTATTGTAGTCGGTGATAGTGCTGCAGGAGATAGCTTATGCCCTATACCGGGTGGAGCACACTGCAATCCTTCGGCTACTTCGGGTGATAGTCTAATCAACGTTTCTTAGAGAGAGATATGGTAACAAGAGCAGACGCAATCACACAGAGTTATAAGAAAGTCGAGACATACTCGGACTTTTCAAATAACTTTACTAAACATCCTGTTACTAATGAATTGGTTCTTCTCAAAAATGAAGACTCAGTGCGTCAGGCTGTCAAAAATGTCATTCTTACTAGTATAAACGAGAGATATTTCAATCCGTTCTTTGGCTCTAATGTCAATAGAGTACTATTCGAAAACTTTGATCCTTTCGTATTAGAAGATCTAAGAACATATATCAATTTGGCTTTGAATAACTTTGAACCTCGTGTTAAACTAGTTAATGTAACCATATTAGATAACTCTGACAAAAATGCGTTATCTATCAGCATCGTTTTCTCAATCATAAATAATCCAAACTTACAAAAAGTAAGTATCTTTCTAAAAAGAGTCAGGTAATGGCATCAAATTCAAACATTTCATTAGCTTCGTTAGACTTCGATACACTTAAGTCGCAGTTTAAGAGCTATTTGACTAATCAATCAGTCTTTAAAGACTATAATTTTGATGGGTCAAATATGGCAGTCTTGCTTGATGTTATGACTTATAACTCTTATCTTAATTCGTTCTACCTTAATATGGTAGCTTCAGAAATGTTTCTTGACTCTGCTCAACTATACAATTCTGTAGTATCACATGCAAAAGAATTGAATTATGTACCACTGTCAGCCAAGTCTTCTGTAGCTAACGTTACTTTTACTGCAGCAACTACTGGTATCAACTCACCGTTTTCAATTCCTAAGGGTACCACATTTACTGGTACAAATTCAAACGGTCAGTATACTTTTACGACTAACCAACTTCAGACTTTTCCTTCTGGTAATTCTACGTTTACTATATCTGACTTAAATCTATATGAGGGCACATATTATACAGATTCATTTGTCGTAGATTATACTAAAGAATCTCAAAGATTCGTTTTAACTAATTTGAATATCGATACTGACAGTATCACTGTAGTAGTAAATGAGAGTGGAACTAATACTACGTTTACACAAGTCGATACGTTGTTTGGATTAGATAGCACATCTAATATCTATTTCTTACAGGGTGCACAAAATAATCAATATGAAATAGTTTTCGGCGATGGCTTTTTTGGCCGTATTCCTAATAATCTTTCTGTCGTGTCAGTTAACTATAGAGTGACGCATGGTACAGATGCCGACGGTATCTCTACATTTTTATGTACGACTAATCTAGGATTGACAAATGGTGGTGCAGCTACGCTGTCTACTATTACTTCGGATACACCTTCATCCGGTGGTGCTAATGCTCAATCTATAGATTCTATCAGATTTTCTGCACCAAGATATTTTGCTACTCAGCAACGCGCTGTAGCATCAGACGACTATTCATCGCTTGTTCTAAAACAATACGGTGGACAACTAGACGACGTTAGCGTATATGGTGGTGAAACTTTAGAGCCCAAACAATACGGAAGAGTAGTCGTATGTTTGAAGCCATCGGGTGGTACTATTGCTCCTGACTATTTAAAGAGTCAAGTATCAAATTATCTCTCTAGCTATATTTCATTACCAACACGTGTTATCATTTCTGATCCTCAATATCTTTATCTTGGTATCAATACGATAGTTCAATACGATCCAACAGCTACAAAAAAATTGGTATCAGAATTAGAAGGCAATCTTCTAAATACTATCGTTTCTTATGGTAGTACAAACTTAGGTAAGTTCGCTGCTGATTTTAGATATAGTCGATTCGTTGCTGCTGTAGATGGTACAGACTCAAGCTTTGTAAGTAATAATACAGAAGTTAATATAATCAAGAGAATTTCACCTCTCTTAAATTATCCGTCTACTTTTGTCATAGATTATAATAATCCAGCTGATGTTGAATCAGCATCTCCCGGTTATGTTCCTAATAGTATTTCATTAGGTGATGAACCAGTATTAACTTCTTCAGCGTTTACATTCGTAGGATCAGACGGTACAAATTATCCATATTCTTATCTAAGAGATGATAATACAGGAAATGTTCTAGTCTATTCTGTGATCAACGATGCATTTACTGTGTTACAAAGTAATATCGGAACTATCGATTATACTACAGGGATGGTTACTATCAATTCATTGACTACTTCATATTATGGTGATTATATTTCACTCTACATGAGTCCACTCAATAAAGACGTTATCATAAATCAACAAAAAATACTTTTAATAGACGTAAATGATGTGTCTGTCAATGTTATAACACAGATGAAGTAAGATGCAGTTTTCTATAGAAAAAAAGATTTCAAACTTTGTAGAATCGCAGTTTCCTCAGTTTTATCTAGATGAGGGACCTAACTTTGTCTTATTCGTAAAAGCTTATTATGAATGGTTAGAGTCTCAGGGTTCACCTATCGGTGAAGCAAGAAATATATTTGACTATCGTGACATCGATAATACATTAGATGATTTTCTTTCTCATTTTCAACAGAAATATCTTTACGGAATTCCATTCAAAACTATCGCCAATCCACGATTCCTTTTGAAGCATATTCTCGATGTGTATCGTTCTAAGGGTTCTATTCAGTGTTATAAACTGCTGTTTAGATTGATCTACGATCAGGACATCGATGTTTATCTTCCGGGTGAAGATATTCTTAAAGCTTCTGATGGTACTTGGATTCAACCACAATACTTAGAAGTGACTAATGTTCCTTTAGCGCAGAGTCTTGTAGGAAAAAACATTTTAGGTGTTTCTTCAGGAACTACTGCAGTAGTCGAAAGCTATATCGTTGAACCTATCGCTTCAAACGAAATCGTTACCCTTTATATTTCAAACATACTGCCTAGAGGTGGTACTTTTAATGAGGGTGAAAAGATCGTTGAAGTAGGTCAACAATCAAACACTGCATATATTCAGAATGCTCCTTCTATTAGAGGATCATTAAATGAATTGACTATTCTTAATGGTGGACAGGCTTTCAATGTCGGCGATATTCTTAAAATAGCTCATAGAGATATTGTAACTAATGGTATCACTTCGTATGGTGTTGATGGTCTACTAAGAGTAACAAATACATCATCTGCTCAGGGTTCATTGAATTTTGACATTCAAAACGGTGGTTTTGGTTTTAATTCCAACGCTTTAGTTTTTATCTATAACGGAACGGGTGATATTACTGGTTCTGGTGGTAGCTTTAACCTCGGTGGATTTTCCTACGTTCAAAACGTAATCTACAACACCGATATTATATCTGATTATGTAAACACATCTATCAATGCATTAGCTTATGGATTTCCGGGTGATACTGATGCAAACAGTGCTGATCCGATCTCAGATTTCTTTTCGTATGCAAATCAAAACTTTGGTACACTAGCATCTTTGACTAATATCAGCACTGGTAACGGTTACACACAACAGCCTTACATCTTTATTAGAAATATAGAATCAACTAATCAACATTTTACTAACGTTGCTTATTCTACTTCTTCTAATACGATTACAGGAACGAGTACTTATTTTACTGACTTGTTTCAAGCAAATGACGTGATCTATATGCAAGCTAATAGCTCAGGATCATCACTTGAATATCAAATCATCAAAAGCGTTAACAGTGATACATCTATTACTCTATACGGTCCACCTAAGTTCACGGGTAATATAGCTTCAGGAGCATTCGTAAAGACAGCACCAACGATAATGCCGTCTAACTTTGCAGTCTACGAACCCTTAATGTCTAGAACAGACGGAACGATCGACGGTTTAAATGCAACAGTCTTGGCTTCTCCGTCATCCGGTTCTGGTGTTGTTTCTAAAGCAGTAGCTATCAATTCTGGTAAGGGTTATCAGGACGGTGAAATAGTTAAAGCATATTTGTATGGTGGTTTGACAACACCCGGCATCATTAACGGTGGTACAAACTATTCAAACAACGATGTTTTGATCTTTCAGGGCGGTGGTACTAATGCACCGGCTAGTGGATATGTCACTACTAATACTACGGGTGGTATCACTTCTGTAATTCTCAATTATAGTGGTTCAGGATATATAGATGTTCCAGCTGTAAGAGTAAATTCAAAAACTGGATCTGGTGCAGTATTATATACGACGATCACTGATCTTAATACGTATTCTGCAGTATCGGGTAAAGTTCAAAAAGCCGGTGTAGGTAAAAAACAAGGTTATTGGTCTACATCTAGAGGCTTCTTAAACTCAGATAAATATATCCAAGACAGTTATTTTTATCAAGATTTTTCATATCAAATCAAAGTTGCACAAACTTTGGATTCCTATAAAGACATTCTTTATAATACTTTCCATACGTCTGGTGCAGAATTATTTGGTCAATATGCAGCGATAATCGATGAATCATCGCCCATATCAATCTTATATGAACAATCTTCTGCTAGCTTAAGTTAAGGAATAAGATGGGTAAGCTATTAACAGGTTACAAGAAAGCAGTGTATGATGAGATTATCAATAGCATCTCGTCTAATGCTTCTAATTATTATGCTTTCGCCGCTAATCCAGTTACTTATGGTGGTAATATGCCAGTCGTTACTTCAGACGACTATCATGCAGAATTTTTAGATAACTGGGAACTACTGTTTGGTAAAAAACTCTCAAACACTAATATTTTACCGGTTATTAAAAACATAGCTTGGTCACCCAACACCGTTTATACTAGATATGACAATACGACAGATCTGTCAAATAGTAACTTTTATGTCATTACACCACCATCAATTCCTGGTGGCTATTATAATGTTTATAAGTGCATAGACAACAACGGAAATACCGCTACCGGTAACGTTTCATCAATACCTACACAAGTACAAACCGGTTCGTTTCATACTCCCGGTGATAACTATCTTTGGAAATATATTACATCTATCAGTACAGCAAACTATAACAAATTTGCTGCGTCTGGATACGTTCCAATCTATGCTAATACAGTAGTTGCTTCTTCGGCTGCAAACAATTCTGGTGTTGAAGTCGTAGCACTAACTAGTGGAGGCACTGGATATAAGAGCTACGGAAACGGATATGTTAGAGGCGTTACTAATTCTACTTTGATTCAGATCGAATCTTTTGCTTCTAGTGACAACGACTTCTATACTAAAAATGGCATTTGGCTTTATAATACAAATGCTACAAATCCGGGTGTATTTACTGTATCAAAATATGTGTCTAATACTTCTGGTAATTGGGTATATTTAGATCAATCAGCAAATACACAGCTTATCATACCAACACAAACACAATACGTGATTTCACCAAAAGTAGTGTTTCAAACTGATGGTACTTCTGATCCTATAGCTATTACGTCTGTTAATACTCAAACTAATAGTATAAGCAGCGTTATTATGTTGGATAACGGAACTGCTATTTCTTGGGCTAATGTACAGATTGTAAGTAATACTAACTATGGAACTGGTGCAAATGCTTATGCAATCGTGCCACCTCCTGGCGGTCATGGTAGCTCACCGGCCGAAGAATTATACATGCAAGGCATGTCGGTCGCTTTTACTTTTGCAAACAGCGAAACAAATGGCATTCCAACTAATGTTCTGTATAATAAAATTGGTCTTCTAAAGAATCCATATCAGTTAAATGCCAACGGCACAAAAAGTTCGACATCATTTACCAATACTACTTTCAGTGCCGTTCTCAGAGCGACTGTGACATCTGGTAATACTATGACAGTAGGAACTCAGGTGGTAGGTCAGACAACGACAGCTTTGGGAACAGTGGCATTTGCTAACTCCTCAACAGTCTATCTGACAGGTGATAAATACTTTACTAATGAGACTATTATTGGTTCTGACGGTAAATCTGCACAAATTACCATAAATACAAATGGAGATGTCTATCCAAAAGATCTCCGTTCGATATATGTCCAAAATATCTCAGATGTCAATCGCGCTAATACTCAGTCAGAGTCTTTCAAATTGATCATTCAGGTCTAACAGGAATAAGAGATGCCTTTATCTACTAATCTTAATGTTTCCCCATACTATGATGACTATGACGCAAATAATCAGTACTATCGTATCCTGTTTCGTCCCGGTACAGCCGTTCAAGCGCGTGAATTAACACAAATACAGTCTATAATTCAAAATCAGATTGAAAGCTTTGGTAACTGGGCTTTTCAAAACGGCGATGTAGTTTCTGGTTGCTCTATCTCTGATGTTCCTCAGCAGCCTTTCGTTTATCTAGCAGACGCACAGACTAATAGTGCTTCGATAAATCTTTCTAATCTTGTTAATACTCAACTCGTCAGTGTTTCTTCTAACTTACAAGCCCGTGTTATTGCAACAAATCAGGGTCTTGCTGCAAACTATCCTAATACCAACATTCTCTATATCAAGTATTTGAATACTGGTACAAGCGGACAGACTATATTTTCACCGAATGAAACGCTCGACATCTATAACATTCCAGCAAATGGCATTATTGCTACTATCAACACTTTCTCTAATAGTGCTGGTCAAGTAGCAACCGGTAATGCGCACGGTATTACTGTGTCTGAAGGTGTTGTATACTTAAGTGGTGAATTTGTTAAAGTTCTGAACCCAACATTCGGTATCGTAAATGCTTATGGAACACAAGCTGGTAATAGTGTTGTCGGTTTCCAACTCGTAGAATCTATCGTTACTGAAAATCAAGATCCTTCACTTCTTGATAATGCTCTTGGTTATTCTAATGAAAATGCACCTGGTGCTCATCGACTAAAATTGATTCCAACACTTGTTGCACTTGATCCTGAAACAGCTAGTGCAACTTCAGGCTTTAATCCAATTGCAAAATATAGTTTTGGTTCTCTTGTAAGTAAAACACAGGCTACATCAAATCTTTATTCTATCGTAGGCGATGCGATAGCTCAACGTATTTACGAAGAAGCAGGTAACTATGTAGTGAATCCATTTGTCGTGGACACTATCAGCACATTACCTTCTGTAACAACAATCAATTCTAATGCAGTATTGGGTCGTGTAAGTCCGGGTGTAGGTTATGCTGAGGGTTCACGTGTAGAACTACTTAAGACTGCATATATTCCTATTCGTCGTGGTGTAGACACACAAGTCTATAAACAAGCACAGATCACTTTTAACTATGGTGGATATTATACACTAAACGAAGTGTCTGGTACATTCCCATTTACGACAGCACAGTCTGTCGATTTGTATAATACTGCACAGGGATCTGTAACTAATAGAACATTTGGTCTTACATCACCTTCTGGTACAAAGATCGGTAATGCACAGATTCGCTGCTTTAGTTTTAACGGCGGTAATCCTGGCACAAATACTGCTTCATATAACTTACATCTTTTCAATATAAAATTAGCAAACGGCTATAATACTGACCAAGTAAAATCAGTTTATTATGGTGGCACAACACCTGGTGTCGGTGACGTTACATCTAATGGATTAGTTTCAGCTTCGACTAAAGATCAACTATATACGTTTGGTACATCAGGTCTTAAAAATCTTAGAGACG